CTCCAACCAGAAATACCAGAGTCACCACTATAACCTGATGTACCACTAAAGCCTGAAAAACCGGAAGTACCAGAATAACCTGAAGTACCTGAAAAACCAGAATAGCCTGAAGTACCTGAGTAACCACTTATACCACTATACCCCGACCAACCAGAAATACCAGACGAACCACTATAACCAGATGTTCCGCTAAAACCGGAATAGCCTGAGGTACCAGAATAACCAGAAATACCTGACCAACCAGAGATACCTGACCAGCCACTAAACCCCGAAGTTCCGTCATTACCTGCAAAACCTTGCACGCCTGGTTCACCTTGAATACCGCTATATCCAGAGTATCCGGAAATACCTGATCCACTATATCCAGAATATCCGGAAACACCTACAGCATTATATACAGAATTGAAAGCCATGTGAAGAGTATTAAATATTTACAGATACGACCTCAAATGCTCGTTATAATAGCAACAAAATATACACTTACATTTCTATAATGTATAGTAAATATAAACACAATGTTACGTAGTAATAACAAACCTAAAAAGAAAAAACGTATACCTTATAAAAATTTAGGGGATTTGTATACAGAGTCTGTAGCTGGTAAACCTCATGTCAATTTGCAAGCTATTAGAGAATTTATTAAAGAAAACGAAGAATATGAAGTAATTGTTGGCAATAAAAAAAATCCACAAGATGTGCAAGGATTTGATGTTACGAAACAAGCAGCAGATCAAGTAAAGAAGATAGCTAAATTAGGTAGTACGCAAAACACCCCAGTTAGACAAGAGATTGAAACACGATTACGAAGTGTGAAGGGCGCTATTAATGATAATTTAAACATATATCAAACTTTTATATCTAATCTTGGTATTCAATTAACACAAGAAAATGCGGATAAATTTGCTCATAATTTAAAATCTTTAACACATTCAAACAGTCTTAGTACGTTTAGTGAATTATTAGGTAATAGTTACAGCATCTCACCTGGTGATATAGCCGCTTCTCCAGAGTTTATATCTATAGTTAGATCAGAAAGCACTCCCCCAACACTACATGCACGTGTTGGTTCTGGTGAGTTGTTCTTAACATTTTTTAGTAACGGTTCGAAACCGCACGTAGGAGATGTATTGATTGGCGGGGACTTTAAAATTGAAGTTAAACATACAGATGGATTATTATTAAAGGGCAGCACCAACCCTACAACTCAGGAGTACCAAAACAGCTTAATTACAACATACAGCGAGTATAAAACTACCAACGACACTGATAAATTTATAGAAGGACTTACTCACCTTGCTGTATCTATGTCAAGTGCAAACACTCCAAGTATTGTATCTCAAATTAAACAAATTTTTACAGATAAAATTAACGAATTAACTAAAGTCATAGACGGGCCTATATTTAGAAGAACAATTTTTGTTGCACAATTGTTAAGATATAAAGAAATAACTGACTTTCAAGGACTTGTTGTGTTCAACGCTGTTGAAAACTCTAATGTAAAGGCAGCATTCTTAAATACACCTGCAGGTGTTACCATACAGCAATTATACGATGCTACGTTAAATTTAGGTATAAACTATGCATTGCAGTTTGGTTCAGGTGGTGCTGCAGGTCACAAAATAAAATTTGGTGTTAGACCTAAACTATAATGGCTAAAGCCTCTAAAGAAACGTTCTATTTAGGTAATAAAAACTTACCTGTACCCGAGACTAACTTTCAATGGAATGAGGTCATGATTGAAGACTTGGAACGTGCACGCAAGTCCATATTACATTTTTCTCGTTTTTTTTATATAGTTAACCTTGATGAAGGTAAGCAACCAATTAAGCTTTATAACTATCAAAAGCGTATTTTAAAAGCTTTAACTGATAACAGATTTAATGTTGTATTAGCATCAAGACAAGTCGGCAAAACTTCTTTGCTAACTATATTTGCTTTATGGATGATTTGCTTTCAAGACGATTATAGAGTACTATTAATTGCCAATAAAGAAAATACCGCTATTAATATTTTTAAGCGTATTCGTTTAGCTTATGAAATGTTACCGAACTTTTTGAAACCGGGTGTTATAAACTATGCTAAAACCGGTTTAGAGTTAGCTAACGGTAGTTCAATTGGTATTAGTACTACAACCTCTGATGCTGCCAGAGGTGAGTCTATCAACTGTCTACTCATTGACGAAGCCGCATTCATTCCACCTGAGTTTATGAACGACTTTTGGGAATCAGTATTCCCTGTAATTTCGTCTTCAAAGAAGTCCAAAATTTTTATGTTATCGACCCCTAATGGTGTGGGCAACTTATTTTATAACATATATACAGAATCTTTGGATGGTAGTAATGGTTGGCACAATGAAAGAGTAGATTGGTGGGAGGTGCCTGGTAGAGATGAAAAGTGGAGAGATATGACAGCTAAGGCTCTTGGTTCTGTAGAAGCATTTAATCAAGAATACGGTAATGAATTTAGAGCAGCTGGTGAAAACGCTTTAGATAGTGACTTAATGTTAGAGTTCGAAAAAACAGCTCCAGAACCCATATTAACAAGCGATGATGAATGCTATAAGATTTATGTAGAAAGAAAACCAAGACATTTCTATACAATTGGGGTTGACGTTGGAGATGGTATTGGTAGAGCTAACTCTGCTATTCAAGTACTGGATATTACGGATTTAACCAATATAGAACAGGTCGCTACGTACGCAAATAACAAGCTTGACCCTTTTAATTTTGCTGGGAAATTAGTGGAAATAGCCCACGAATGGGGAAGGCCACCTTTGTTAGTAGAACGCAATAATTGCGGTGCTCAGGTTATAGATGCATTAATACATACTCACAATTATGAAAGCTTAATAAAGTACACACCGAGTATGGGTACGTTTACTGAAAAGGCGGATAGAGATAATAGAATGGGCGTATACTCGCACACTAATAGTAAGTTCAATGCAATGGCAAACTTACGTTATTGGATGTCTACTTTAAAGTGTCTTAAGTTGTACGACAAAGAAACCATTAATGAGTTTAAAACATATGTTAAACAAGCCAATGGTGTGTGGAAAAAACAATCAGATCGTTATTTAGACGATAGAGTAGAGTCCTTAATATGGGCATTATTTGCTTTAGATACTAAAGTAGTAGAACAGTTTTATGAAGTAATGGAAAGAGATGGTAATGGTAAACCACTAAAAATAGCTCCGTTAGATTGGGACCCGTTTAGTGTGGGTGATATTGAACTACCAAGCCAAAAAGATTTATATAATAGGTACGAAAAAGGTAAAAGTCCAGATGCAACAGTACGTAACCCAACTATATTTGCCGGTAAAGACAATAACTCTGACGTTGATGAGTTATACGCACAGGGATGGAAGCCGCTGAACTTCAATTCAGCTTCTGGTCGTTTAAACGGTGGAATGTTTTAGTACATAAAAAAAGCCGTTATTGCTAACGGCTTTGTAAACTGTACTATGTCTAAGTCTTAAGCAAAGAGATCGTCGCCAACCTTTGGCTCTTTAGTAGCACCTGCTGTAAACTTCTTTGTGTTTTGAAGTTTCTTGATATCGCCGTGCTCTTCTTTTGGTTCTGGCTCATTACGGATCTTACCATCTTCAGCTTTACCACCTGTAGCTTTGTTTGTACCTTTTGTACTTGCTACAACTGGCTTGCTAACTGAATCAGGATTACCCTTCTTTAAGGAACCATTAGCTTTAGTTAAAACATGACCTTCGTCTTCTGCTTCAACTTCTTCAGCTACCATTCCTTCATCTTCGGTATGGCCAGCAATTTCTTGATCTTCATCAGGTAAATCACCGTGTTCAGCATCTACTTCTTTATCTTTCTTTAAAAATGAAAGAACCTTTTCAAGCATTTCAATAGCTTCCTCATGTGTAGGAAGTTCTTCGTGCTGCATTTCATCGCCGCCCATTTCAGCACCATCTGCAGCTGCGTCAGTAGCAGGCATTACACCAGCTTCTTCTTCATCGTGCATCATTGCTTCTTCGTTTTCGTTGAATGGAACACCTTTGATTGCGTTCTCATATAGTTGATCGAATTTTGATTTTGACATAGTAAACTTTGGTTTGTAGATATATTTATTGTTTTCAGCTACAGTTTCTTTAACTTTTTCTTTAGCAGTAGTATTTTTCTCTGCTTCTGTATCTGCTTCTCCTTCTTTTGCTTCATGCTCTTCTTTACCTTCCTCTTCATCTTTCATTTTCTTAGCATCAGCGCCTGGATCTTCCATTTTATCTACGGGCTTAAAGCCGCTCTTTTTTGGATTTAATCCAGCAGGACCGCTTTTTGGTAATGGTGGTGTAACTTCTGCACCATCAACCTTTTTAACACCAGGACCGCCCCCGAGTGCACTTCCGGCCTTAACCATGTTCTCAGTTAGATATACACTTGTATCTGTATGTTCTACAGCTTGAGTAGCTTTTTCATTAACTACATCAGGAACTGAAATATTAGCAGCGGCAATATTTCCATAAAGTTCGCCGAGGTCGGATAGGTTTTTAATCTTCATTTACAATATTATTTAGTATATCTGGCTGTAAATCTATAGATTATAGTAAATAATTTTAATGTGTGCGTCTTTTCTATCTAAATATTGTATTGATACTGGTACATATACACCACCAGGTGTTGATGGTGTTGGGGATCAATTAAGTGGTGGATACAATTGTACGTACGGAACAAGCGGTGTTAGATTTCTTAATGTTGCTGATAACAGCGCGCAGATATCTTTATTCAATAGTTGGTGGCAAGAACAAATAAGTCAATATGGGCAGCAAATTAACTATTATATAAATGGTTATAATTTATCCGCTCATGATTATCTATATGGAGAGCATACATTATTAAGATATGCCCCACCTATTCCAATGGTAATGGCAATCCAGTTAAGTAATGATAATGTTATATTAAGCAAATTCGGTTTACAGGGTGAAGCAGATTTAACGGCTTGGATTGGTATAAACACTTTCACAACAACGGTTACCGCAGTTAGCGGTGCGCTTTCTGCATATAACTACGAACCTAAAGCAGGAGATCTCATAGAGTTAGCAGAATACGGTTCTACCCGCCCTAATGGTAGATCAGGTAAAGTATTTGAAATAACAGAACGTCTTGATGAATCCGGTGGTGAAGAATCTAACCAAATTATGGGCCATTATATATGGACTATAAAAGCGAAACGTTATGAATGGAATTACGAACTTAGTGCTCCACGTGAAAAGAAAATGGATCAAGTATATGACAACAAATATGAAGGTCCAGTTAACAGTTTACCAAAAGTACTGGAAACAAAAGAATATACGCAATTTGTTGATAAACCTTCAGCAGAAGTATTTGATTATAGAGAGAACGCTCAATCCAATACATTAGTATACGGTGACTACGAAGACACTAATGTACTTGTAAGGTTAATTGGTGTCACAAATCAAGCCGGTACAGTTACCGGTGCAGTTGCAGTTTCCGGCGCAAACACGTACTTAGTAGCTAAGAGTCCTAATAACTAACAGATGTATCAATAAGTATTTACCTCCTTCCATGTCCGTAGATTATCCAAATTTAATATTTCCTCACGAACTACCAACGGTACCAAGTTTATCTGGACAGGACCTAATTTATCTTGAACAACCAAACGGAGACGGTACATACACGTCATATGCTGTTTCGTTATCAGCATTATTTGGGTGGAGCGGTGCAAGTGGTGGTGGCGGTGGTGGTTCAGGTATTTCTGGCTTTAGTGGTTACAGTGGTTACTCCGGTGCGTCTGGCGCACCTGGTGGTACGTCAGGTTATTCTGGTTATAGTGGTACGCAAGGTATACAGGGTATACCAGGCATTCAAGGTATTTCTGGTTACTCGGGTTTCTCCGGTGCAGCTGGTTCGGATTATGTTTTCCCGTCAAACTTGACAGTATCTTTAGCTCCAGGTTATACATTTGGTCAATATAAAAACGGAGACGTTATACCTGCCTCAGGTTTAACTGTACAGCAAGTTATTAATTTAGCTATTAGTGGTGTGGTACCTACCCCGACACCTACACCGGTCGTCACTTATACACCGACTCCGGCCCCTACAAGTACGCCTACAGTAACTCCAACCCCTGTACCTACAAGTACACCTGTTCCAACAGCTACAGCTACTCCTACACCAACAGTTACACCAACACCTACTGTAACACCAACACCTACAGTAACTCATACTCCTGCTCCAACAGCTACCCCAACACCGACACCAACAGCTACTCCAACTCCAACACCTACTGGTATGGCTGGTGTAATATACTTTGGTCCTTCTGCAGCTGTACCAACTACTTCAAGCGATGTACAAGCCTTAAGTTCTACGTACACAAATGGCGCAAATCCATTCAATTTCTGGACAGGAACGACTTATAACAACTTTACAGTAGCTTTACCTGCTGCAAACAATTTAGTAACTATTATAGATGCAAATGCATTCTTTGTTGATTTGACAGATCACTTCAGCACTCAAAGCACGGTAAGCATAACAGTGGGTGGAACTCCTACTACCTATAACCTATATACTATGACGAACGCTATACCATATAGTCCTTCGCATAAACTATTAGTAACATTCTCGTAACATGGCATTAACTCCAGGCTTAGAAATTCCATTTGGTATACAACCAGTCAACCCGGTACCGGTTGATACGTGGTCAGGTCCTTATTATGGACCAAACGAAACCGCAGCAAAAGCAGCAGCTAATGCAGCAATACCTCAAGCAATAAGATTTCAATCATTACAGGTTCGTCTTATTATTGCAGGTGTGCCTTATATATACTGGTACGATACAGGTACGACAGATACTGACTTACACATATTTTCAACAGGTGGTGGTGGTACATCTGGTTACTCTGGTTATTCGGGTGTTAGTGGCTGGTCTGGTATATCTGGTTATTCAGGCTTTAACGCTAACAACCAATCTGTAACATATACAAATTCGTTTAGTGCAGGTCAAGCAATTTATAAAACAACAGGTGGTTACGATTTAGCTTTAGCAAACGATATTAATACTTCTGAAGTTATAGGGGTAGTACAATCTGCAAATAGTAGCGAATTCACATATGTTATTAATGGTTATATTTCAGGACTAACTGGTATTGAAGATGCTACATGTTATTACCTTTCAGACACAGTACCCGGTCAAATAACAACAGATGCTCCTACTGCAAGTGGTAGTGTCATTAAACCGGTATTAATTGGTACAGGTACAACAACTGGTGTGGTTGTTGAATTTCCTGGAGTAATAATTGGTAGTACAAACAATGGTACCAGTGGTTATTTAGCACGTTGGACTGGTGCCCATTCTTTAGGTAATAGTAGTATATTTGATAGCGGTCCAGATGTTATAATAGACGCCACCACAACTATTAATGGTGATTTTAATATTCTTGGCACATACCTTTTAAGTGGTGTACCGGTTTTCGATGGTGTTAGTGGTGTATCGGGTTATAGTGGTTATAGTGGTACAAATGGTACTAACGGTATAAGTGGTATGTCCGGTAAGAGTGGTTATAGTGGTTGGTCAGGTTATTCTGGTTCCGGTGTTTCAGGTTATAGCGGTTATTCAGGTATTTCTGGTTTTTCAGGCTTTAGTGGTTATTCCGGTATAAACGGTATAATAGGTGTAAATGGTACTTCCGGTTACTCTGGTATATCTGGTTACTCCGGTTATAGTGGTATAGATAGTTTAGGCTTCAACTATCGTGGTCAATATGACAACACTCAAACATATAGTATTAACGACATTGTTACTAACGGTCAAAATTTATATGTAGCTTTAGCTTCATCAACCAACCCAGGTATAGTTTTAACTAATACAGCTGTTTGGAATAAATCAGTTACAGGTACTTCAGGCTATTCTGGTTGGTCTGGTATATCCGGTTTTAGTGGTTTAGGTTTTTCAGGTAAGTCTGGTTACTCAGGTTATTCTGGTACTAACGGTACCAATGGTGCTTCTGGTTATAGCGGTATATCAGGTTACTCTGGTACTGCAGGTGCAAGCGGTATATCAGGTTATTCTGGTGCAGCAGGTACAGGAAGTGGATCTATTAACTATTCTGATGTTATAGTTGTAAGCACAAAAGCTGATAATTATTGGACTGCATATACATTAACTGGGAATGTTGAAGGGTTATATAGCAATTCGCCTTTAACGTTAAGTTCTCAAACTGTATACGGTAAACAGTTTAGTAGTGGTACTAAAACACTTATTGTAAATGATGGACCAATACACACTAATAGTACGTATGGTATAGTAGTTGAATTTCCTTCAAGCCCAAACGTGGGGGATGTTATTAGTGCTCCTTGTGTCACAATAACTAATATAGTTAGTGCCGGTTATTTTGTTCCGGGTACTGTATATACAATTGTAACACCTGGCGATACTAATTGGTCTTCTGTAGGTGCATCACAAAATTATTCAGGATTTACTTTTACAGCTACCAGTGCTGGTACGTGGGATCCAGGAGCTGGTACAGCTTCAACCCCGGCTGGAGTAGCTTACTTAATATTTAAACCAGCCTCAGGACAAGTAGCTGTACTACAATTCCAAGGTGGTGGTCAAGTATATCCATTTGGTCAAGGTGCTTCTTATATTGCAGCTTATGTTCCGCTCGGTGGACAATTTGGAGCTCAACCTATCACTTGGGTATATGCAGGGGTAATGGGTGGTGTACCGACTTGGTATCAAATGTACTTCTAATCTTAAGCTGTTCGGGATATATTTAGTTTAAAACTAAATTAAGGCTTTTTATAATAAATTATTAAAAAGCCCACTTAAAAGATATAAATAATTTGTAATAACCCAATAAATTTATGTCATTACCCAATCGAGGCGCTTTTTCTGCAGTTTATAATCCAATCGGTGTATCAGGTTTCTCTGGTTACTCTGGTTCCGGTGTGTCCGGTTATAGTGGCTGGTCTGGTGTATCTGGTATCTCAGGCTGGTCTGGTATCTCTGGCTATAGTGGCTGGAGCGGTATATCTGGCTTTAGCGGTACATCTGGTTACAGCGGTACATCAGGCTTTTCAGGCTGGAGCGGTATTTCTGGTTGGTCAGGTATTTCAGGCTGGTCTGGTTGGTCAGGTATTTCTGGCTTCAGCGGCTTCTCAGGTTGGTCTGGACAATCGGGTTATTCAGGCACATCTGGCTTCTCAGGCTTTAGTGGTATTTCAGGCTGGTCCGGTATTTCGGGCTTTAGCGGTACATCAGGCTGGAGTGGTATCTCTGGTTGGTCTGGCATAAGCGGTTGGTCAGGTATTTCTGGCTGGTCTGGTATAAGCGGTTATTCTGGTACATCAGGCTGGAGCGGTATTTCGGGTTATTCTGGTACGTCTGGCTTCTCAGGCTTTAGTGGTATCTCTGGTTGGTCAGGCATTTCTGGCTTCAGCGGTACGTCAGGCTGGTCCGGTATTTCCGGTTGGTCTGGTATTTCTGGTATTTCCGGTTGGTCTGGTATATCAGGCTTTAGCGGCTTTAGTGGTATTTCAGGCTTTAGCGGTACTTCAGGTTATTCTGGTACCTCAGGCTTCTCTGGTTGGTCAGGCATTTCTGGTTGGTCTGGTTATTCAGGCTACTCTGGTTGGTCTGGCGTAAGCGGTATTTCAGGTTGGTCTGGTATTAGTGGCTGGAGTGGTATCTCAGGCTGGTCTGGTATTTCAGGCTTCAGTGGTACGTCTGGCTTCTCAGGCTTTAGCGGTATTTCAGGCTTCTCTGGTTGGTCAGGCATTTCTGGCTTCTCTGGTTATAGCGGCGTAAGCGGTTGGTCAGGTATTTCTGGCTGGTCTGGTATTAGTGGCTTTAGCGGTATTAGCGGTTACTCCGGTTGGTCAGGTATTTCAGGTTGGTCTGGTATTTCAGGCTTCTCTGGTTACTCTGGTACAAATGGTACGTCAGTAACTATTATTGGTACAGTTCCTACAGTCGGAGTCGATCCTCAAACAACATTAAATACAGCTTACCCAAGCGCAGTTAATGGTAATGGTGTTATTGATGAAGCATCTGGCGATTTATGGGTATACGGTAATGGTGTATGGGCAAACGTTGGCCAAGTAAAAGGTGACTCAGGCTTCTCTGGTTGGTCTGGTATATCCGGTTGGTCCGGTATTTCAGGTTGGTCAGGTATTAGCGGCTGGTCTGGCTTTAGCGGTATTTCTGGCTGGTCTGGTATTAGTGGCTTTAGCGGTATTTCAGGCTATTCTGGTACATCAGGCTTTAGCGGCTTCTCTGGTATTAGTGGTTACAGCGGTTACTCTGGTACGTCTGGTTATAGCGGCTGGTCCGGTATTTCAGGTTGGTCAGGTATCTCTGGCTGGTCTGGTATTAGCGGTTTCTCTGGCACTTCGGGCTGGAGCGGTATTAGTGGCTTCTCAGGCTACTCCGGTATATCGGGCTTTAGCGGTACATCTGGCTATAGCGGTATTTCTGGTTGGTCAGGCTTTAGCGGTATTTCAGGTTGGAGCGGTATTTCAGGCTTCTCTGGTACCTCAGGTTGGTCTGGCATAAGCGGTTGGTCAGGTATTTCTGGCTACTCCGGTTGGTCTGGTATTAGCGGTTATAGCGGCTGGTCTGGTATTTCAGGCTTCTCTGGTACATCAGGCTACTCTGGTATTTCAGGTTGGTCAGGTATTTCTGGCTGGTCTGGTATTTCAGGCTTTAGCGGTACCTCAGGTTGGTCAGGCATTTCTGGCTTTAGTGGCTGGTCTGGTATTTCAGGCTGGTCTGGTTGGTCAGGTATTAGCGGTTATAGTGGCTGGTCTGGCATTAGCGGCTTCAGCGGTACTTCTGGCTACTCCGGTATTTCAGGTTGGTCAGGCTGGTCTGGTATATCCGGTTGGTCTGGCATAAGTGGCTGGTCCGGCTTTAGCGGTATTAGCGGTTGGTCAGGTATATCTGGTATTTCCGGTTACTCTGGCTGGTCTGGTATTTCAGGTTACTCTGGTATCAGTGGCTATAGCGGCTGGTCCGGTATTAGCGGTTGGTCAGGTATTTCTGGTTACTCAGGCTACTCTGGTTGGTCTGGTATCAGTGGTGCTGACGCAACATTACAATTAACAATTCCATATTCAAACGACTTTACACCTGGTACTGTAATTTACAGAGATCAGAGTGGTTCGTACCTACGTGCAAAAGCAGACAGTATTTCTACTGTTGATGCAATTGGTATCGTACAAGACGCAACAGGAAGTCAGTTTACAATCGTATACAACGGTCAAATTTCAAACCTCTCTGGTTTAACAGATGGTTACGGTTATTACCTATCTGATCAAACAGCTGGTGCATTAACAGATACAGCTCCTTCATTAAGTGGCTCGTTCATTAAGCCAATGTTAATCGCTACAAGCGATTCAACAGGTGTTGTAGTTGAATATCCAGCAACTCAAATCGGTTCTACAAACAACGGTACAAGCGGTTACCTTGCATTATGGACAAGTAATCAAACACTTGGTAATAGCTTAGTAACACAAGTAGGCAACACAATTCACTTTGACGGTAACTTCGAAGTTACAGGTACAATTTCAATGAGTGGCGCAAACTTGCAAGGCTACTCAGGCTATTCTGGTTACTCTGGCGCTAACGGTGCTTCTGCTTCGTCAGGTTATTCTGGTTATAGTGGTATAAGCGGGTACAGTGGTTATTCAGGTATTTCCGGTTACAGTGGTATCTCAGGTTATAGCGGATATATAGGTATATCAGGTTATAGCGGTATTTCAGGTTATTCTGGTATAAGTGGGTATTCTGGTATAAGTGGCTATAGTGGTATATCTGGTTGGTCCGGTTATAGTGGTATCTCAGGCTATAGCGGTATTAGCGGTTGGTCAGGTTACAGTGGCTATAGTGGTCCTCAAGGTGATCCTGGCGTACAAGGATTTGCTGGTAATGACGGTACTTCCGGCTTCTCAGGTTGGTCTGGTATTTCAGGCTACTCTGGTACTTCAGGCTTTAGCGGTTATAGTGGTACATCAGGTTACTCTGGTACATCTGGCTTCTCAGGCTTCTCTGGTACATCAGGTTATTCTGGTACATCAGGCTTTAGC